AAAGGCGATGCGTAAAAAAGCCCGATCGGGACCGGGCTTTCGTTGCGGTACATAGACCTCCCTATGTCACGCAGGGGGTGGCGGTCGAGCGCCTGGGTTTGTTGTTTACATGGCTGCCAATCCTCCGTTCTGGGTGGGTTCAAATGCAGGTGGCCGGCGCGCGCCGGGTGTTCGTCCGCATCGGATATAGCTCGAATCCCTCCGAGTGTTGTCCGTCTTCACAAGGCGCTATTGATCGCACCAGCTCGGGACAAGGTGGCCACCCTGCTATCACGACAGAGGGCCGAGCTATATCCGATGCGGCCTGGTCTGGGGAGTACCAGGGCCTCGGGCAGTTAACGACAGGCTGTCGTGGCGCTGGTTGTTCGAAAAAAATTGAAGGAATGAATTACTGAAGGAATCTGCGGACAGGGCGCGCGAGCCGCTCGTGGTCCTTGCCGTAGAAGTTGAGCCAGCCATCTTCAAAGTACATGGTGTAGGCGTAGTAGGCGGAGCGCTGCGTTGACGACAGGTAGTACCACTCCTCGCTGAACGACTCGGGAGCGAACTGCCAGGCATGGTGCAACTCGCCAATGGAAGGCAGATAGAAGTCGGTATGCCCGTCGGCGGTGTACGCGGTGACTGCGATCGCTGCGGGGTGCTTGCCGTCTCGACTGATCAGGATCTCGGTATTGGCACGGCCATCGGTTCGGCTCAATGCATCGACATCCATGCCGTAATCGCCGTATTCGTGACGACCTGGCACATCATGGTCTGCGTAGATGATGTGGCAGAGACCTTCTGGATACTGGCGAAGCCCACCGTAGATGCCGCCCTGACCAGGCCATACAGCGCCTATTTCAGGGATGGTGATTTGTTGTTGCGCTGCTGTTTGCATGTTTGATTCCTCGTCGGTTGTCATCCCGCTGCCCACTCATTGAATGGGCAGAAGTGATGCTTACAGGTGGTCTTTCAGATTCAGCCCTAGCAGCTTTGCGCTGCGCTCGAGGGCGGTCAGCTCGGCCGGCTCGATCTCGCCGTCAGCCTCGGCCACGGTGAGCATCACGTTGAGTACGGTCAGCGCTTCGGCCGGGGAGTGGGCCAGGTCGCCCAGCTCTTTCTCGGCGTTCTGTCGGAGGATGCGTGCCCCTGACTTGAAGTCGGTTTTGGCGCGGTCGATGGTGTTGGACAGCTCAGCGCCGAAGCCCTGGAGCGCCGGGTTGTTGCTCAGAATGGTTTCGACCTTCGACAGCTCGCTCTCTTCCAGGTCGCCGTCGGCGGCTGCAACGTAGATCGATCCGTACACCACCGCTTCCATCAGGCCGCGGTTTGCCAGCTTGGCGACTGCCGCACGGGCCTGGCCGGATTTCTTGCCGAACAATTTGCCTAACATGGTTATTCCTCTGGGTTGGGTGACATCCCGCTGCACCCTGTCGCCAAGGTGCAGAAGTGATGCTGTCCGTCCTACTGCCGCCGGAAGGGGCGGGGCGCATTGCTTGCCGGGTCGTTCACTCGGTTCTGGCGTTTCACCATCGAGCAGCCGTACAAGGTTTTCCCTGTCGTTGGCAGGCTTTCGGGCCTGTCTGCTCGCCGGTCGCCGGTAGAGGCAATGCGGTCTGTTGTTTGTTGCGCTGACTGTTAAAGAGCGGTTCAGGCCCTGAGGCCCTGGCGAGTCCCTGTTGGGTGACTCGATAGGGTTAGTTAACCATCGGTTTATTTTAACGTCAATACCGATGGTTAATTTATTTTAATTGGGCGTGAGTTATGCTTTTGCCATCACTGGATGGATGTACAGCATAGGGTGGGGGCAAATGAGCAAAGCGCAGAAGGCTAAGCAGGTTGTACGAGTTGAGATGTCCGCGGTTGAGCGCTTAGGCCTACGGGTATCGTCAATGATCAATTCGCCACGAGCCCAGGAGCGGTGCTCGGCGGTCATTCATCGCCTGGACACGGACCGTGACACCGAGTGGGATGAGGTCATGGGGAGGATCGCCGAGACGGACGGCGTGAACATGGTCTTCCAGGATGACGGCGGGGTGCTACTGGAGTGGGAGGCACCAAGCGACGAGGATAGGGTGGTTGAGCTAGGGGAGGTGGAGGCGTTAGAGGAGGAGCCAGCGCCTTTCTGACGGTCGCAAAAAGCCCGCCCAGTGGCGGGCTGCAGGTCGACTACAAATCAGCAGGTCGCAGCATTCAGGGCAGGTCGATGCCTGCGAGAAGGCGGGGCACGCGTCAGGCCTTTCTCGCATTCCAGATCAGCAACACCTTGGCATGAACGATCACATCCTCAACTCGGGCTTCTTGGTCCCTAATATTAGGGTTGTCGGAAACCAGCAAAAAACGGTCAGCATCCAACACCTGAATCCGCTTGATGTATAGGTGCTCATGCCAGGTCAGGACGTATATGCCCTCGCCCGCAAACTCGTTGACGCCCTTGTCTACTATCAGCGGGTCTTTGTCGTTGATCGTGCCCTCCATGCTTTGGCCCCAACCGGTAATCATGGCTAGCGAGTGTGGGGAGGTATACGAGATGTTTTTCTCGCGCAACACGTCTTCGTGGATGATTAGATTGCGGACCACCTCGTTGTAGTCACCCGGTACTTGGCCGTGACCCATCGAGGCCCTGACATCGTACTGGCGAATCACGATCTCGCCCGCACGGGCCTTAAGCCCTGAAAAATCGGCCTGAATAACCTTGCCCTGCGCCTCACTGGCCGCCGTGAGCGCAGCAGCAGCGATCTTCTCTTGCGCATCGGCGTCTAGATTCTTCCCCGCATGCTTGCGGATCATCTCCATAACCTTCTCAGCCGCACTCGCGCCTCCAATCGCAGCAGCCTTAACGGGAGCGCTGGTCAGTGCCGCTATCTCGCCAGCCAAACGCGGGCTGAATGCTGAAACGGGTTCATCAAGCATGCGCGCCAGTACCGCTGCGAACTTCGTGTTAAGGGGGTTGATGCCCTTGAAGTAGAGATTCACGGCAGCCGGCGTCATTCCCGCCTCATCGGCGATTTTCTTTTGACTGAGCTTCAGTTCGTTCTTCTTCGAGAGGAACAGGTCATGCGCGGCTGCGCATTCGGCAATCAGCTCGGGCGGGAGGATTCGTTTTTTGGTCATGGCGCAAATTTAAACCAATGGTTAAAAATAAGAAGAAACCATCGGTATTGATTAAAAATTAACAGATGGTTAATATCGGCCTCATCTACAAGCAGAGGCATGACCATGAATGAGACTCCCCTCGACAAGTTCGTGGCTGACAAAGGGCAGTCCGAAGCCGCACGGCTTCTTCGGGTGACCGCCCCAGCCATTTACAAAGCCCTATCCGCGAAACGGGACATTCGTGTTCTTGAACTGCCTGACGGCACATTCAAGGCAAACGAGCTCCGCCCGTTCCCATCCCAAAAATCGGCTGCTTAGCGTTCTCTTGGGAAACAGTTTGCAGCGCGTGATGGCACGCAGCCACATAAACAAGATTGAGGTTTTACGGATGCACGATTTTCTGAAGGCCTGCGACACCGTGGTTGATGAAGCCAACACCAGGCAACTGGCCACGTTGATGAATATGCCGCCCGTGAGCCTGCTTCAGCGTGCCAATGCGAACTACGACGGCGCCTGGTTCAACGTGAAGCACCTGTATGCGCTGCTCCTGCACACGCAAGACATGCGCCCGCTCGCCGCGCTGGCTGGCGAGTTCGGTTACTCGATCTTGAAAAAGGACCAGCCAGCAGCCCTCGGCATTCATGAGGCGCTGGGTCGCGCAACTCTGGAGTTCGCCGAAGTAACCGTCGAGACCCATGCCGCGATGGCTGATGGTCGCGTTAACCAGGTAGAACGCGCACGGATCTTGAAAGAGATCGCTCACGCCGAAGAGGCGCTGGCGCAGCTGAAGGCATCAATAAAAGTCGCCTGAATCGCAGGCACAAAAAAGCCGGGCTGCAACCCGGCTCTTTCAACAACTTGTAAAACACTGTGGGGCCATTATGAACATGACAGCTACCCCTGGCAATACCCCTACTGTCGCGACACCTTTTGCCAATTCTGAAAAGGTGTCGCGACACACGATGTCTTCGCGCGAGATCGCCGATCTGGTCGAAGCTCGCCACAACGATGTCATCACGACTATCCATCGGCTGTTCGCCAAAAACCTTTTACGATCAAGTCGTAAAAGCCGCCGAGAGTCGACTGGCGGCCGTCCAATTGATGTCTACGACCTGACGGAGCGCGACACCCATCTAGTGATCGCGGGTTACAGCGATGAGCACCGAGCTCGTGTGATCGATCGGTGGCAGGAGCTGGAGTCGAAGGTTGTCGGGCAGCTCCAAATCCCCACCAACTTCGCCGACGCCTTGCAGCTCGCCGCCGATGTAGCCAAGCAGAACGCGTCGCTGCATCAGGTCATCCAGCAGCAGGCCCCGAAGGTTCAAGCGCTTGAGCGCCTGTCAGCCACTGAGGGCTCTATCTGCATCACCTCGGCCGCCAAGCAGTTGGGGATCGGCCCGCTGAAGCTCTTCAAGTGGCTCAGCGATAACCGCTGGATCTACCGCCGCGCCGCGTTCTCGGCCTGGTCTGCGTACCAACACCGCCTCACCGCCGGCGTGCTCGAGCACAAGCTGGTCAAGGTCGGGAAGGGCGTCGAGGAAGACCTCAAGGTTGTGGAGCAGGTCATGGTCACCCGCAAAGGTATCACCCATCTCGCAACAGTCCTTCAGGAGGCTTTGTAATGGCCGGCGACTGGATCAAATTCGAACTCACCACCCTGGACAAGCCCGAGGTTTGCCAGATCGCAGACTTGGCCGATATCGACCCTGATGCTGTCGTCGGCAAGCTGATGCGTGTGTGGGGCTGGTTCGACCAGCAAACAGAGAACGGTAACGCTCCGAGCGTTAGCAAAAAGTTACTTGATCGTCTCGTTGGCGTTATCGGTTTCTGCGAACACATGAAATCTGTTGCTTGGATGATCGAGATCGACGGCGTTATCAGCCTCCCGCACTTCGACCGCCACAACGGGAAGACCGCTAAAAACAGGCTTCTTACCGCAAAGCGAGTGGCAAACCACAAGGCGAGTAACGGAAAAAGTAACGCTTCGAGCGTTAGCGGTGCGTTACCTAAAGAAGAGAAGAGAAGAGAAGATCAAAACCCTCTCTCTGCGCCTGAGCCGGTCGACCCTCGCATGCCCAGCGAGATGACCCTCGACTGGGTGCCAGACGACAAGCTTCTGAAAACCTACGCCCTTCACCGTGGCCTGGCGCTCGATCTGTTCACCGAGGAAGTTCGGGTGGCCTTCACTGGCCATTACGAGCCTCAGCATCAGGTCAACACCCAGGCTGAGTGGGTCAGCATGCTGGTTAAGTGGGTCAACAACGACAAGGTCCGCGCGGCCGCAAACAACGTCACCCCGATCCGCCAGAAGCCACCGGCCGCTTCCGATTTTGATGACGACAGCATCGACTGGCAGAACGGGGTGCAATCGTGATGAAACAGGTAGCCGCTTTAACCCAGGACCTTTGGGCCAACCCCGCCGCCGGCGAGTTCATCCCGAAGGACGAGATTCAGGCGCCCCAGGACGAAGGTCGACGCCAGATGGCCGTGGCAATCAACGACCTATTCACCGAGCTACGCCTGATTCGTTCAGCCTGGCGGCAGGCATGGCCGGACAAGGAGACCTACCGCGCCGCCAAGGTCCAGTGGATGCAGGCATTTCTCGACGAAGGCATCCGCACACAGGGGCAGATTGAGTTCGGCATGATCAAGGCGCGCAAGCAGGTTTCCGACTTCATCCCAAGCCCTGGCCAGTTCATCGAGTGGTGCAAGCCGACGCCCGAGATGCTGGGCCTTCCGTCACTGGTAGCCGCCCACCGTGAGGCTGTGCGCAATGCCCATCCAGGCATGGCGGGGCAGGGCCGGTGGTCGCATGACGCGGTGTGGCATACAGCCAAAGAGTGCGGGTTTGAAAGCCTGAACAAACTCGATGCGGCGCTGAGCCTCAAGCTGTTCGACCGTGACTACACGATCACCATTCGCCGCCTGCTCGACGGGTTGCCGCTTCAGGCAATGCCAAAGGCACTGCCCGCCAAAGTGGACGGCCGAATCACTCCGGAGGTGGGGCGTGGCGCGATTGCCGAGCTACGAGCCCAGCTCGCTGGAGGCTCCCGTGGTTGATCGCCTCCTGGCAACGCCCGAACCTCACTTGTACCCATACGCGGTCTTTTGCTGCTCGTTCAAGTTCGATCTGGGCGACACCCCGGACCATGCCCTGGCGCTGTTCGCTGACCGCAACATGGCTGTTCGATATGGCTCAGGGATGTGGCCTGAGACGTATCAAGTGGTTGATCTGCGCAGCTCCAAGAGGGTTGCCCCATGACCCGCCAGACCAAGCTGACCAAGGCCGCACGCGGGCGAGATTGCCAGGTCCGCCTGCCAGGTTGCCCAGGCGACACTGAAACCGTGGTGCTGGCCCATTACCGCCTGGCGGGGATTTGCGGAACGGGCATGAAGCCGCCTGACCTGATTGGGGCCTGGGCCTGCGAGTACTGCCACAGCCTGAGTGATGGCCGCACCAACCGAAACATCCTGGGCATGAGTTACGACGAGATCCGCCTCTATCACGCCGAGGCCGTCTTGCGGACTCAGGCCATTTTGATCAAAGAAGGAAAGGTGAGCGCTTGAGCACCCAAATCAAAACCCTGACGGTGAAGCTGTCGGATGCCGAGATCGCCCGCAATGCCAAGCTTGAGCGTGTGCGCGATCTTCGTGACGCCGGCCACCCGGCGCTGCACTTTCGTTTCGCCAAGAGTCGCACGCGCGGCTCCTGGTACCTGCTCAACAAGCGCAAATGGCATCGCATCGGCGGCTTTCCCGAGCTGAACACCAAGCAGGTGATCGCCGCACTGCCGGCGGTGCGCCTGCGGGTCGCTGCCGACGGCGCGGCCAGTGTTTCGGGCTGGGTAACCGTGGGTGAACTGCTCGATTGGTTCGGTGATCGCATGGCCAAGTCGCGTGCGCTGTCCGACAAGCGCCGGGCTGCGGGCAAGTCGGCTATCAGTTGCCAGCTCAAGCCGCGTTTGGACGATCTACTGCTGCGCGACGTGAGCGCCCAGACTCTCGACAAGCTGCTGATGTGGCCGGCCCAGGCTGAACTATCGCTGTCCTACGTGCAGCAGCTGTACCGCCTGCTCGCGGTGGCCTTCCGTCAGGCGCGCAAGCTGGACCTGATCCCGGTCAACCCGATGGCGGAAATGAAGTTCGTCAACTTCACCACGGCGCGGATCCTGCCCAAACCGGCGCGGTTGCGTGACGTGCAGTTGCAGGACCTGGTGAGCCTACTGGGCGAGCGCTTCGACAGCGCGCCGGGTGACGCTATGCTGGCCTTGATGATGCTGTGCCACGGCACTCGGATTGGCGAAACCCGCCAGTCCCGCTGGGCCGATATCGCGCTGCCAGAGCGTGAGTGGTTCATCCCGGCAGAACACACCAAGACCAAGACCGAGCTGCGAGTGCCGCTGACCGACCAAGTCGTCGCACTGCTGCGCCGCTACCGTGACCGTCAGACCGCCCAAGGCTATGCCGGTGCGTTCCTGTTCCCGTCCGGACGTGGCAAGCCGCTGAGCGACAACCAGGCGAGCGCCGTCTTCACTCGGTTGGGGCAGGGCGCCTGGACCAGTCACGACCTACGCAAGGTTGCCCGCACCGCCTGGACTGACCTCGGCGTCGACGGCCATATCGGCGAGATGCTGCTGAACCACTCGCTGGGCAAGATCGCTTCCACCTACATCAACACCCAGGCCAAAGAGCAGCGCCGCCTGGCCTTGGTTAAGTGGCACGACTGGTTAGATGCGCGTGGCTTCAAGGCGATTCACACGCAGACAGGCGTTAGATATGAAGATTCGCAAAACCTCGTAGACGCCTTGAACGGCGGGGTCTGCGAGCCAGAACCACAATTTGTTAAGGGCGAGGTTTAAAAATGATGAAAACAGACGTAAACCGCGCCAAGTTCGAGGAGCGCTTCCCGGTCCCG